TATCTGTAACCTTGTATTGCTCAGATATAATATCTTGTATAATTTCTCCCTCTTCTGTAATCTTAGTTAAGTGCCCCACCTTACGTTGGCTCTTCCAATAAATTGTAGATACACGTAATAAATGAGTTTTACCAAAGTCAATAGTATCTTCTGATTCTGCTAAGATCCATTCAACTATATCTCCTGATCCAAATTTAGTATCATAAACAGACATGTATTGTCTGTAGCCTAATGACGGCATCTGAGTATTCCAATCATGTGATCTAGTAGGATCATAATAGCTACCATCGTTCTGCATACCTTGGATGGCATAACCAGCTGCTCTTACAGGATAGATGGCTTCTAGGGCCTCTAATTGCTCTTCATTCATCATCCAGCCATACTTATCTATAACATCTGATACAGACATCATATCCATTTTACCTACCCAGTTACCCTGAGAGATATATCTAACGTCTGGACTCTTATGATAGAATGTTAAAAGAGGATTCCAAAGCTCCACCTCATAATCATCTTCATTCATTTTAAAATGCCAGAACTCTCTATCTGTAATAAGCATGTCTCTAAAGGCACGCTCTTCTAATTCTTGTAAACCAAACTTCTCAGTGTCAACCTTCATCTGATGGGTAGCCCACTCTTCAATCATAGACCTATAATCTTTTTTAAAGAAATCTTCAATTTCAGGAAGGCTCTTTAAATTTTCAGGAGAAAGCATTTGTTGAGCTTCTTCTGATTCAGGGTCCATACCCTGATTAATAAGGTTCATAAACATCTTTTGTTGAGCCTGTTGTAATAAAACATCCTCAACCATCTGACGTTTAGCATCTAACATTTCATTATAAGAGATGTCATCTATAGCCCTAAACATAATTTTAGAAGTGCGTTTACTAAATTCATTAGTAAGTACATTCACTACATTAGGGATAATAGGGTAAAACTTAAGTTCTAAAGCTGATTCATCTTCTTTTGTAAGTGTCTCAATTAAATCAGCCACTTCATTATTTTCTTCTGTAATATAGTCTTGCTTATCTATAATACCTTTAGCAAGATTGTAATTCTTCATAAGTCTACGAGCATTACGTCTAAGTTGCTTCATGCCTTGAAACTCTAGCCAATCTAGGTTCCAAGCTCTCCATTCCTCATTCTTTTCTTTTTCAGATATGAATTGAATAGGTTGGGTTAACGTACCCATCTTGTTATAGTCAGCTTTTTTACCAGCTTTGAGATCCATTGCGTTATATATCTGCATGATTCTTAATTAGTTATGTAGGTATAATAAACAACACCACCAGTAGTAGTACTATAGTAGGTGTTTATAGAATTAGAAAATAAATTCATACTATCTTATATTTTTAAAGGGATTTCTAGGGGATTGATTACTTCCAGATCCTCTCTTAGAACCGCCCATATGTCTAAAGGGGCTCCAATTTAATTTACTAAATTTTTGGGAGTTAACCAAATTTACATTTGTAACTTCTACACGTTTAGCTAAGCCTCTGTTAGATTGTTGCACCTTTGCAAAGGCTATTAAAGCTGAAAAAGCTACAAGTCTATCCACGTTGACACCATCTTGGTAAGCTTGCATTTCTTTTAGAAGCATTGGATCAGGTATTCTTTCCACTCCGTAGATAGTTTTTACTATGGTTCCATCAGGGGTAGTTTCAGTGTCTAGCTCTTCTTTTAGAAATTCAATAGCATAAGATAACACCGTTCCTTTGAATAATGTACCCACGTTCTTCCATCCATATTCTTGGAAAACGTTTCTATTAGCTCCAATGTCTTTTAAGAATAAGATCATGTCTTTAGGAACTAGGTATTTCTGTTTCTTCTTACTAATCATGTATTGTATGAACAAAGCTACGTTATTCTCCACAACTGTCCAGGCATTATACCATTCTATGAGTAATTCTAGACGCTCATGGGTTTTATTAATATCATCAAAACGTCCACACCATGATGCTACTATCTTATCTCTCTCAATTGTGTTACTCACCTTACCATTTCCATCATCCTTAATTATTTCTACAGGATTCTTGTAAATGTAAATGGCACATAGTGAGTCTGATGTAGTTGTCTTACCCTCACCCACGGGATCTACTGATCCATAGTACATACCAAAGCTTGGATCTTTGTGAGGTCTTTCATAAATACATATCACGCCTTCTTTATCTTCTGTCTTCTTAGACATAGGCCATTCTGTAATTGGAATCTTTCTAGATGGTTTATCTATAATCTTTCCTTCTGCATTACGAGATAGTTCAAGATATTCTGTAGGATATTGTTTATCCTGAATACGTTGCATTTGTTTAGCAATCAAATGTGGGGCAAATATAGAAAGCTTTCTTGTAGCAAATGCTTCTTCAATAGTTCTAGGGTGCTGAGATACTTCAAGTTGATAAGCTGCCGGTTCAAGATCTTTTTTAAGTTTTACAAACTCTTCTTCAAGAGCAGCCAAGGCTTCTTCTACAAGAGAGTTACCATACGGATCTATATAAGGAGGCATAGACCACTGCTCAGGAATAAATAATCCTGTTATTCCAATAGTGCCAGCTTTATCTATAAGATTAGACTTAACACCATAGAATCCATTCTCTTCAGGTTTGTCTATATAAAGTTTTAAAGGTTCACATTGATCAAGATCACCCACCGATCCTGCTGCAATAAACTGACCTGTGATCATATGACCAGACTTAAGTGCTGGCTTCATATATCCATAAGTGTCATTCATGCTTGGAGCAATGCCGGCCTCCTCATGAAAGAAATAAGTTACGGGACCACCAACACCATTAGTTGGGTTCTTTTCAAATGAGTAAGAGTTAATACTGGACTTTAATCCTCTATAAGTATCTCTACCTGCAACTCTCACCTTGATCTGTTGGTTCCATGCTCCCACCTTATCTGGTTCAGCTGGTCTATACCATGCTGTATGTTGATTAATAAAGTTTTTATATTCTTCTAAAAACTTCCAAGAACCTTTCTCGTTAATATAATCTTTAAGACTAGCACCTATCTTTAATACAGCTCCAGACTCAAATACCCATTGGTTAATAAGTTTAGCCATATGAAAATATGAAGAAGCTATCTGACGTTTCTTTAGAATGATTGCATGCTTCCAATGTAGCTCAGCTAAATGTTCATATAGAGCCATATGATACTGAGCATCTCTCACCTTTGCAAAGTCAAAACGTTTTTCTTCTTTATCATATATAGGTAGAAAGTTTAACCACATGTAATAGTCTCTAGAAATAAACCAAGTAATTTGTCCACTATGTACTATAATACCTTTACGGCATTTATTCTTCTGATCATCCCAGTATTTAATAAAGTCTTTAGTCTTTACAGGAGCTGCACAATAGTATCCTTGCTTTTGAAACTTACGTCCTTCAGCATTAAATATTATACTCACCTCATCAAACTGATATTGACCAGGTTCTTTAAATAAAGGAATAAGAAAGTCTCGGAATTCCTCACGTGAATAAAACACGGTGGTATCCCAAGACCCATCTTTATAGGTTGGTATTTCTAAATATATATTATCTAATTTCTCCACGTGTAAGATCTTCTATCATTCCTACATCACCTTTTGTACGGTGAAGCATATCTAATAGGGTGTTTAAATGCTTGCTTTTTAATATAGCATGATGTTGGCTATTACTCCAATACTCATTATAAATGTTTCTTGGAATAGCATTCCATAAATTATTATATGGATTGTAATGAAATACCCAATCAGACATATAACTTGATTCTGGTATTAAGTGTTCACCAATAGCGGCAAACTCTTTAATTTCTAAATCTGTGTACACTTCTGTTTTCATAAGTTATTTATTTTAAGTATTTTAATCCATCCATTTACCGTGTGTTCTTAGATGCCAGAATCTATGCTTTAACACCTCAATAGTTAGAGCAAAAAATGTGTCAGCTTCATAAGTACCTGCTTTACAGGTTAGTTTAAACTTTGGTTTCATAGTTTTTATTTTAGCTGTAGGAGAAGGAGTTGAACCTTCAAACAGTGATTCAAAAAGTAGCACAATGCTTGCAAGCTGGTGGTCAACCCCATACTACTTTTCTATTTCATGATCTGTGCCCACGAGACGAGTGGGTGTGTTTACCGGGGTCATAACTGAGACAACCCAATTTCACCATCCTACAATAACATCTTTTACAATCCATTTATCTCCTGCATACATTAGTAAGTCATCGTATTTTTTAAATTGCTTACCTAAATGTACACCAAAAAATCCAGTTTTAGTTCCTCTTCTTTTTAACTCATCATCATAGATTAAACTATCACAAGTAAAGTCTGGATGATTTAATAAGCTAGGAGGAAACAGTCCTAATACATGATAGTTTAATTCAGAACTTTCACTCTGAGTAATTAATATTTCAGGATAGGGGCTATTCTTAAATATAATAAAAGGATTAGATGGTCTATTAGTCTTTACACCATATCTAAGTCCTATTGGTTCTAGATCAGGAACATTCTTAGAATAAGAAAACATAGGGTCTAAGTCTGAGAACTTCATTCCTAAAAAGTTTTCTAAAGCTGCCTCTCCTAGATATCCTCTAGTAGATCTAGACTTAATCTGATTAGAATCTGCTGTGTAATGAAGACCTACATCATCTAATTTATTATCAGACCATTTTACACCAAAGTTTTTTATAAGACTACATTGCTCTTGAGATATAGTTATTTCTAAACTATTCTCTAGAGCTTTCTGCATATTCTTCTTATACTCTTTCTCTGGGTTTATATATCTTACACTACTACTGATCATATGCTAAGTCTTGCCCTCCTCTTACAGAAGATTGTTGTTCATCCATTAAGTCTTTATAGATTCCTTTATAAGATTGTCTTACAGAATCAAACTTCTCAGCTATTCTTAAAATACCTACAGCTGATCCGTCTCTACCAAATGTAGGAGTTTCTGTAGCTAACACCTTTCCTAAATTATCCAAAGCTGTTTTAATTCCATAATAAGCTCTTGATGTTTCTGTCTCATACATCTGCTTACATCTTTGTAATGCAAACACTATAGCATCTTCTTCTGTAGAAAAGTCTCCCCCCACTTCTTCTAATATCACTTCTTCTTTCTCACTCTCTGGAAAATGGAAGAAAGGATTTAGATCTGGATTAGGACAGGTCATATAAAACAGATACGTATATATATTTAAATATTCTAAAGGGTATTCTGTCATAATGTTCTTAAGAAACTTAAGAGTGTAGCAATGCTCACTAGGTGTAACATTTCCATTCTGTATATCAAATAATCTTACCATTAGTTCCAATGTTTATTTTCCCTTTCAAAATAAAAGGTGAGGTCTTGCTTAGTGTTGTCATAGTATTCTCCTACAACATCACTTTTAAATCTACTTCCTATATTTTCATATAAAGAAGCTGTAATAATATTACCAGTCACCTTATTTCTAAATAACTTAGTAAGCCATGTATAGTTACCTCCACGAATAACTCCTCCCTCTACTAAAAGATAATATTTATAATTGTCTTCTGAAAACTTAAACCAGTTATCTATGTCTTGGTCTGCTTTCCTTACATAGATGTGCTCATTTTCATCAGGATATGGGACATGAATTGGTAATATATCACACATGTCTCCATCCTTACTTAGATTATGAGCTAGATGCATAGCTACAGTGGCTGAATAGTCAGGGCTCACCATAACTAAAAGAGTGTTATCAGCTGATACATCTGGGTACTTTTCAATGAGCTTATTGGTGAGTATAACAATAAGCTTTTTTTCTTTAGAAGGAGAAACAAGTAATTCTTTCCTCATTAATACTTAGGTTTTAGTTTAGATCTATTATCTTCTAGCCAATGTATAAGAGCAATGGCTTCTGCTTTTAAATAAGGAACATCATAAGGCACTACGTCTTTTACAATAGGATCACCATTAGAGTCTAAAGCTGTAATTGGATTATCATACTTATCTCTACCTGATTCTTCAAATAGAATATGATGAAGAGTGAGCACTCCTGGCTTTAATTTAGGATTGTGTTTAAGAATAATAAACATGTACATAGATAGTTGTAATGCATAGTGCATAAAATTACAATCATCTAAATGTGATAGAGGAGTTGACATCTTTTGACTTATACCCTCCCAACTAGTAAAGCCTTCTGTCTTAATTTCTTTATTAGTCTTGTAATCTGTGATGTGCACCTCACCATTAATCACCTCAACAATGTCTGACTGACCACAGATGCCGGCAGATCTAAGATAGACTAAATGTTCTGGGTATATACCATCTGTAAGTTTCTGAGCTGGAGAATATTTACAACCATCTTTCTCTATAGGTTTAAATACAGGAACAGTGACACCATGTCGTTCCATGTCATTAAGTTCACAAAGGTCTGCTTCTCTACAGTTATGATACCATGTACCTAGTGTTGTAGCACGAAGAGCTTCTGCTTTCCAAGCTGCCTTAATATCTTCAGGAGTCATACCATACCACTTAGACTTTTTAGACTTAGCAGTTTTTGCAGCAATAACATCTGCATCAAATGGTTTTTTAAAGTTTCCTATAAAGCTAGTGACGGATAACCAATCGGTTTGGTCTGTTACATCTATGCTTCTATACTTATGATCTTCTGGTGTAAATATTAATATGCTCATAGTCCTATTTTTGGTTTATTAAATCTTCTTCTTCTTGAGTCACCTCAGCTTTCCAATGTCCCTTTGGACATTCTGAAGACAAAGATCTAGTCTTAAAACCTAGGGAACATCCGCAACCTCCTAGCTTTTCATTACAACATGGGGCAGTACCTCCCACCATACATCCTATCCCTTGCACATCGTAAAGTGCACATTTCACACATATCTGCATTCTCTGTTGTGCAATCTCTTCTACATCATCTTTTTTAAATATGGAATTAGTTACCCCCTCAAGAATCTGACCCTTGGATTTCCATATCTTTATTATGTTCTCTTTTAGACTCATTTGTCTGTGATTTATGTAGTTTAATAAAATCTTTTCTTTCGTTCTCTTGTTCTATTAACTTATTCATAGCCTTAAGATCAAATAAACTTTCATCTGTTCTAAACCTTGTAACTATTTCTTGTAATCCTTTTTGTTTAAAGTTTTCTTTAAACTTCTCTAGCATTTCAATCTTATCATCTAGCTTCCAATGTTTTATTGTAAAGTCTCCTAGATTGGTCAAATGCACCCTACTATGTTTTAATGCAGATAGACTCTTTCTTATTTCTTGCCAATAGAAATCAGTGACATCTTTTACCAACTGCTCTGGTATGTCTAGTTCAACTGCCACCTTAGGAATAAGTTCCTTAGCTTTCTTGGGTCTCAATTGATAAGAATTTAAAATCTAATAATACGTTCCCTTTACTGTGTACATTTATAATAGGATTGATGTTAATCTTCTTTTTATTCTTTCCTTCTTTTACAATAAGGTTTTTCTTCTCAGCTTTAGTTAGACAGTTTCTAACCGACTGTTGAGAGGAGAATATATTCTTAGTATGAGCTTTTGTACAAAAACTAGTTAGTT